AATTATTGTCTTACGGCTAACTTCTATATCGCCGAAGGTATCGAACTACTCAACGAATTTCCACTTGGCGGCGAAGAAACGATAGAAATAACGTTACAAACTCCGAGTCGCGAGTCAATAACGTACAAGTTCCACGTTGAGAGTGTTCAAGGCGTAACAACAAATGACCAATCTAACTTAAAATCTTATAAGTTACAATGTGTAACAAAAGATTACGTTAAAAATGCTTCCTTTACATATTCTAAGCGTTACAAAGATAAAAAATATCACGAAGCTATTAACGAAGTCATTACTGTTGATCTTGGTGGTGGTACTTTAAAGACAATTGAGCAATGTAAAGGCAAATTTGACTACGTAGTTAACAATGTTAGGGCATTTCAAGTTGTTGATCTAATAAAAGAGCGCGCTGTCTCCTCTGAAAACCAATCATCAGTGTTTGTTTTCTACGAAGACAATAAAGGTTATCACTTTACGACTATTGAGAAGCTAATTAAGGATAGAAAGGGCGGCGCCAAGGGTAAAGAGTTTAGTGCAGACGTTGGTCAGCGTACAGGCGATTATGAAAAAGTAATCAACGTGCGAAATATACTTTCATATGAAACGGTATCAATGGGTTCATCTGTCGATAAAGTTATTAGAGGCGGTATGCGTAACGAATATCGAGAATTTGATATTTGGCGTGGCACTTATGATAATAGTACTCGACAGAAATATGTAAATACATCAGATCACGGTGGTTACGAAGCAACAGACGACAATAATGATTTCAATAGTGCAGCGTTCAATGCGTTTGTTACTGAAAAACCTGCAGTTACTAAAATGCTTGTAAAAGACGGATTGCGTCCTGAAATGGAGCACAATAAGAACGTACATTACATGCGACCATTCGTTGAAAGGATTACACAACAAGTTGTAAGAATTCGAGTTTATGGTGATACCAGTCTTAGAGTTGGTGATGTAATTAAGCTAAATATTCCTGAAATCTCTGGTTTGACCCAAGAGCCAAAGCAAAATAAAATATTTTCAGAGAACTATATAGTAACAAACTTAAAACACAGAGCCGATCAACAAGCAAACGGTGATTTTGAGCACTTTATAATTATGGATTGCGCAAAACCGAATCAATATGGAAAAGCCTTAGGCTAATTGGAGTAATAGATGTCATTTTATGGTCTTGGAGATTCTTTTCGTTGGTTTTTAGCCAGAGTGGTCGATATAAAAGATCCTGAATTTTTAGGTCGTGTTAAAATACGAACTATTCATGATCAAACAGGCGAGCTAGGCGAAAAGAAAGACAACTTTGGTTTAGACGAAGAAGATCTGTTATGGGCGTGGCCTTTATCGGCGATCAATTCGGCAAGTTTATCTTGGAAAAAGGTTGTCGAGCTAGAAGAGTTCGATGTTCCAGATTGGATAGATGCCGTCGGATTATCTCCAACAGGAACGGCTGTAGGAACTTATGTTTTTGGTTTTTACTTAGATGGATTGGAAGCAAACATACCGATGATATTTTCATCGTATCATAAGCTTTCTGTTTTTCCTGAACCGGGAAAAGATCCACTTACAATGCTACAAGACAAAGAAAAAGAAGAAGATTTTCAGTATCATGATGTTGCAGCATTGGCGAGAGGTAAATTTAACGATCCACTTGGCCGACCAAGTGATGGTGAAATCGAAGGCTTAGGTCAAACACTTCCAAAAGAACCATATCTTATTAATAAGTTGTGGACAGAAGATCCTAAGAAGAGAGCTCCAGTTGATGAGTTTCCTACGGCATATGCAACCGAGTATCCATACAATACAACTTACACTACTAAGTCAGGCCATGCCATTGAGCTAGATGATACGCCTGGGAACGAAAGAGTGCATATATGGCATAGGTCTGGTTGTTACGAAGAAATATCCAATGGACCAACACCCCTTATCGACGATGAGACAAAAGAAGAAAACATATATCCAGAAAGAGGTCCAAAAGGTTACACATATATTACAGCCGGCGGTTTGCAAGAGAACGAATACAAAGGTCGTCGCAATCGAAAAACAATGGATACATTTTTTGATGTAGTTGGCAAAGATCATAATCAAATGATCAAGCGAGATCATAACGTCGAAGTTGCCAACACTGAAACTGGTAAAATCGGAAGCACGTATCACTGGACAGTTGGTTATCAAAAGACAACGAAGAACAGAGTCAATGATAATTTAAAAACACCATATGATGGTGGTGGTATTGGCACTGGAAATTATTTTTTAGATGTAAAAAACATAAGACAAGAAACTGTTGCAAACAACTACGTATTATCAGTTGGTATTGATCCAGACAACGAACGAAGATTGTCATCAGATCAAAAAGATAGTATGTTCCTCGATGTATTAAATGATAAAGTAACGGTTATTGGAAATAATGATTTCACAGAAGTAAAAGGCAATGTGTCAACAGTTATTGGTGAAAACTTTAAACTTGAAATTGAACAAGATGGAAATATAATAGTATCAGGTGAAGCAAACCTCACTGTTGAAGGTGGTATCAAAGTAAAAGGTGGAACAACATTTTATGGAAGTGTGCATGTTGAAGGTTCTTTAACAGCTAAAAATGGCGCTTCTGGTTCTTTCTCAACACCGAGTGGTACAATTGTAACTGTATCTTCAGGTATAATAACGAGTATATTGTAATGTCAATATCAAAAACTACAGATCAGATTAATGGATTAACAGCCGACATAGAAGAAGCGATCAACTGTGAAAGATTAACTACGCTCATCGAAGAGCATGTTAAAGAAGTCACAGATATGATTAGCAGTCAAGGCGATGAGATTGCTTCTTTGATGGGTATATGGAATCCGCTTACAAGTTATCCATCCGATCCTCTTAAAATATTAAAATGGGTGAGGAAAGTTGTAGGTGGACCGATAACCGCACAAATTACTGCAGCGGTTGCTTTAGCAATAGAAATGGCCACTGCCGCTCAAGCTCTTGTGGGTCTTATATCAGCGATTAATACTGCACAGTCTAGGCTACAGTCTTGTTTAGAACAAAACCTGCTAAGGACTCTCCGAGACCTCGAGAACAGCCTATTTGATCAAGCTAGCAAGCTTATTGATGAAGCAGAAAGTATTCGCGACCAATTTATTGACGATATCGGTTTACAAGATGTTCTCGATGATATTGATAATATACAAAACGAAATCGATAGCGCAGGAAATGCAGCAAATGCTGCTGAAAATGCAATTGGCAACTTACCAGCACCGGGATCAGATTAATGGCAGATTATGATGCATCAGCAGCACAGGATCTTGTAACTCGAGCAAATGTACTTATTACACAGCTTGATACTTTTAGACAAGACGTTATAAATATACCAGAGCCAGATGTTGATGAGATGAGCTCATCGCTTACTAATTTTACAATTGAAGCAAATGGCCAAATCGCTATCATTCACGCTCTACACGATCATGGGCTAATAATTGATGAGGGATGCATTACATTAGGCAATGACGCAACACCTCCTGTCGACGTCTGTATAAAGTGTGAAGGCATTGGTGTGATGATAACTGGCGTTATTGATGTCTCATGTAATCGTATTAACATTGAACCAGTCGGAAACACTGACGTCTTCGGTGCAAACGTTACTATTTCTCCAAGTGATACACTTACATTATCTGCAGCAACCGATTCTGACATAAATATAGGTTCAACAACAGTGCAAGCTATTTTGGATAGATTAGATGCAGCCGAGCTAGCCATTACTGCATTAAATACTTTTGTATCTGCTGTTTATCCAATACATACACATACCGTCTCTGCTTCTGGTAGTACAAGCAACGGTGAAGGTGTATCTGTATCAGGTTCGACAAGTGCACCTTCGTAGTGTATAAATAACATAATAACATAGGATTCGTAAAATGGGTGTTAAGACTGCTACTTCATTTGAAGAGTACAAAACCTCAGCAAAAAGCACTGATATTTACAGTGACTTTAATCACACGTTTTTGCCTCATCCTAACACCGGGCAAATTACGCGTAAGACGAATATCGATTCGGTAAAGTTAGCATTACGAAATTTGATATTGACGAATAAATATGAAAGGTTACGAAATCCTGAGTTTGGTGGAAATATTAATCGGTTCTTGTTCGAACCACTTGAGCCAAGAATTGAAAAAGAAATAGCACAAGAAATTGAAGCTATGGTCGAAAGATACGAGCCGCGAGTACAATTAACATACGTAACTGTCAATGCAGTAGAAGAAGATAACGCAGTGTATGTAAATATAGAATTTAGAGTTGTAACTTCGAAAGACAAACAAGAATTAGACATCGTACTTTACAGGGTAAGGTAAACTAAAATGGCCACGAGCAACGATTTTTCAACTTTAGATTTTGAAACGATCAAACAAAATTTAAAAACATACCTCAAAGATCAAGATCTTTTTCAAGACTATGATTTTGAAGGTTCAAACATTAATGTACTACTCGATGTGTTAGCCTACAACACGAGTCTAAATGCATTTTATTTGAACATGATCGGCAATGAGATGTTTTTGGATAGTGCTTTAAAAAGAGACTCTATTGTTTCTCATGCGAAAGAATTGAATTACGTACCTCGATCATTTAGATCTTCTATCGCAACTGTTGATATTACTTTAACTGATTCTGAAAGTTCTGAAGATGCAACCATACTTCTACCACGAGGCACAACGTTTACTGGCTCGGTTGGTGGCAGTAACTTTACTTTCTCTCTTCCAGAAAACATTCAAGCTTTCAGTACAAATACACTCAATGTATTTAAAGCAACAGACGTAATCATATATGAAGGTGATTACGTTTCAGATACGTATATCACGAACACTCAAAATCAACCTCGTTTTATAGTATCGAATAAAACGGCAGATACAAACAGCATTCGAGTTACAGTCGTTGAAGATAACGGCGCTACAGCATTAAGTTATGTAAAACGAGATAGCCTATTTGGTCTTAGTGATGTTGACAAGGTTTTCTTTTTACAGGCTGCTGAAGATGATACGTATGAAATATTATTCGGCGATGGTGTTATTGGCCGACCACCTAAAAACAATTCAATTGTCATCATAGAATACCGAGCATGTAATGGTGAATTGCCAAATGGCATTCGAAAATTTAAAGCGAATGATGATGTTGGTACTGCTATTATTACCAGCGTAGAAACTACTTCACCTGCAACCGGCGGATCAATACCCGAATCATTATCGTCAATTAAGTTTAATGCACCTCGAGCTTTTACTACTCAGGAACGTGTTGTAACTGCTGGTGATTATTCAACATTATTAAAAGCTAACTTCTCAGAAATAAACGACGTTATTGCATATGGTGGTGAAGAGTATGATCCACCTCTTTTCGGAAAAGTAGTTATTGCCGTTGACTTGAAAAATACAGATGAATTGCCAGCTAGCTTTAGGTCGAAATACGGCGAGTTTATTAAACCTCGGGCACCTCTTGGCATCGATCCAATATTTGTACAACCAGATTACACGTACATATCTCTTGTCACCAAAGTAAGATATGATATTAATAAAACTTCATTGAACATCGATGACATTAAGAGTTTAACGTTGTCTGCAATCCAGACGTACAATGAAGAAGATTTAAACGGCTTTGGCAAAACACTACGATATAGTAAACTGCTTACTTCCATTGACTCATCACAAGAATCAATTGTGAGTAACGATACAACTGTAAGAGCTACAAAGTTCTTATCATTAAATTCTGAAAGATCTAACTACGAACTTTTATTTGATCTAAAACTCAGAAGTGATATTGGCCAGAAAACAAACGATCACCGAAGCGAACAACTTTCAGTTGTGTCATCTACGGCGTTTATCTTCCAAGGTGATGAGTGCTTTATAGAAGACGATGGTCTTGGTATACTGAACGTTATTAAAGTTAATAATGGCTTACATGAAATTGTAACGAATGTAGGTACAGTGCTATATGATCGCGGCCTATTAGTATTAGACAACGTTGCATTTACATCGGTGTTTAATGGATTTTTGCGTATATCGGTATTGCCAGAAGATTTAGATATTTCTGCACAAAAGAGAACAATTCTACGGACGCTTGACGAAGACATTCTTGTAACGGTCGAACAGGTTAGATTGTAAATGAGCATTGACATAAAAGACAGTATAAGCTTTCTTATAAAGGATCAGTTTCCTGAGTTCTATAAAAAAGAAGGCACGCTATTAATTGCATTTGTTGAAGCTTACTATGAATGGATGGAAGCTGAAGGACAAATATTAAATTTTTCACGTAACTTGCCAGAATATCGCGACATCGATAAGACGGTAGAAGAATTTATTATTAACTTTAAAAACAAGTATCTTGCCAACATTCAATTCAACACTGCAACTAATAAGCAACTGTTTATTAAAAATGCTTTAGAGTTCTATAGAGCAAAAGGATCACCTCGAGCAGTTGACTTGTTCTTTAAACTCGTATACGGATTAGAAGCAAAAGTTTATTATCCGGGAGATGATCTATTTAAGTTGTCAGACAACGAATGGCAAAACGAACGTTATCTTGAAATCATTCCTAATCCTAAAAACATTAATTTTGTAGGAACACAAGTTTTTGGTTCTCGTACAGGTGCAACTGCATTTTGTGAAAGACTAGTAAGAGTCAAAAAAGACAATCAATATATCGAGGTGTTATATCTCGACGGTGTGACAACTAATTTCGTTACTGGTGAACAAGTAGAAACAAAAGACTTAGACGAAAATATAACAGCAAGAATTGATGGATCATTATCTACATTTGCTATTACTTCTTCTGATTCAGGCTTTGAAAGAGGCGAAACCGTTTATGTTTCAGATGGTAGTGGTAAGAAAGCAAAAGCAGTTGTTGATAATACAACAGACGCAATTGGTGTAGTCGATTTCGAGCTTCTTAATGGTGGTTGGGGATATACCGATCAAGCAGAAATTCTTGCTTCAGAAAGAGTTTTCGTATTTAATAATTTAACTTTCGAAAACGATCAATACTTTTATCACCATGAACCAGTAAGGCAGTTTGAACTAATACAACAAGATTTAATCAATGTAGATATAGATCCTGCTGCAAATGTAGTTTACGATTTGCCGTTAGGAACATCACTGTATGCATATGAAAATAATGATCCTTCAAATTTAACACCTATATTTTCTGGTATTATTGTTGACAAAAACGAAGATGGTGATTCAATAAAAGTAAACTATACTGCAGCCGATTATCCAGCTGATGCGAATGGTGTAATTAATTTAGGCAACACCGGCATAGAACTGTTAGGCAATACAATTACCGACTTCTTTACATCTGAAGCCGAAGATGGTGACGGTGCAAGTGCTAATCTCGTTATAACAGTTGATACTGCAAACAACGCAACGGCAATTAATGATATAAAAGGCCAAGCAAACATTATTAACTTTTCTAATACTATGACAATAGAATATACTTCAACTGAAGAACTACAGGCTGGTATGTTTCTATTTCAAGAAGAGCCTACTGCACAACAACGTTATACTCGAGTAGAAGTTGCTAATACTTTTGCGAATACTACAACAGGTCAAACATTTGCCAATTTAGAAAGATCAGTAGGATGGCCACGAACAAACAAACCTCTTATTCTCGAAAGCAACACCAATGTAGAATTTATTATTGAGAATATGTCCAACGTAGTTTGCGGTGCTATAGGGTGGCAAGGTAATATCAATGACAATATTCGTTTTTATAATTTTGCAAATACATATGGTTCTAACACTGGTGCACACTCAACGCAAAACGAAAGCTTTACATATTCTGTAAAAGCAGAATTTGAAATTGATACATTTGTAGATGTACAAGGTTTAGTCCCATGGTATAGCTCAGAATTAATGGGCCCAGAGCTTGACATTCTAATTAATAATGCAAATGGCGAAATAGATTTTACGACTGCCATTGATTATGTCAATGAAGGTGGAACAGTTGACTTTGCAAACTCATCTCTTGATGAGGTTTTTAGTGTCACTACTAACAACGTCAGTATCGGTAGTTTAAACGCTATTGTAACAACAGATCCGGGCCTAGAATATTCGTCCGATCCATTTTATATAGTAAGAGAACCTGCCGCTGAACACTTTGAGCGATATGACT